TCAATATCAAAACTCCATTCAAACACTAACTTGTTGAATATATGGGAATAATTCTCTAGGATTGGCATTTCTGCGCCCTCAATATCCATCTTGCAGGAGTCAAAGTTTTTGGCTTCCTCGTTAAAGTTCAGGCATGGAACTTTGATACCCTTGTTATTCCATTTCTTAATGATGGAGTTGCGCCATACATTGTTGTTGTTTCCTATAAATAGAATGATTTCTTTAGTATCGTTATGAACAAGTGCGGCCTGCTTTACGGTTGCCTTGAACCCGTTAAGTTTTAGGTTCTTTTCCAGCATCTCGCAATTAAATGGATCAGGTTCGTATACCGTTACATTTGCGCCTTTAGAACAGGCTAGCAGAGTAAACGCCCCTACATTGCCCCCGCAATCCATCCAGTTCTCATCGGGTAGGATTTTGAACCCTTTTTTCTGATATGTATCGTTCCCGATTACTTCTTCAAAGGTTTTTTGATCCGAAAAACCCTCTCGGTAATAAAATTTGATACCTTTCGTTTCGCCCTGTTTAAGGATCATAGCTTGGCTTTCTCAGCCTTCAAGTAGTTGACCAGCATCATGCCTACATAGGCTTTTTCATCCCGCCAAAACTTGACTAGTTCAAAAGCCTCATCGTAATGTTCGGGTTCAAATTCAATCTGAATAGCTTTTCTTACGCCATTTGCCATATCCGATAGTTGTTTACTAACATCCTCGTCATCAAGGATTGAATAGTCTACCTCGGTGAAATTGAGTTCAGATACATCAAAGCCCAAAAGGTCGATATTGAAGTTTTCGTCTTGCAAATCGCCAATCTCAAGTTTTAATAGGTCGTTATCCCATCCAGCGTTTAATGCCAGCTTATTGTCTGCAATGATATAAGCCTTCTTTTGGCTTTCTGTCATGTCTGAACAGTCTATGGTTGGAACTTTGTCTAGGCCTAGCTTTTGGGCGGCTAATAGCCTTCCGTGGCCTGCAATAACGCCTACTCCATCGACTAAGATTGGGTTGCGAAAACCAAACTCTTTAATGCTGGCGGCAATTTGTGCGACCTGTTGATCGCTATGTGTTCGGCTGTTTTTGGCATAAGGGATTAGCTTGTTTACAGCAACATCTTGAATTTTCATATTTAACCAAGTGGTTGATTAAGATAAGTTAATTCTACTACTATTTTACTTCTTTATCCATGTCTTTCAGTTTGTTGGCAAGCATGGCCCTACGCTCTAGGCGCAATCTCTGTTGTTTTTCTAGCGTGGATTCTTTATGGGTCTGTAATAAGCTGTTTTCAGGCTTAATCTTTTCTTTTTTAAACATCACATATCCTTCATCTTAGAAGCAATCATCTCTCTGCGGGTAGGTTTAGCAGTCTTAGCAGATTCTTTAAAGTCTTTAGCGGATGGTGCGCCTTCGCTACCTACCTTACGCATCTTCTCGCCTGATCCAGCCTTAATGCGTTCCCGCTTGGCGTGAATGTTTGCGTATAGTCCTTGTTTAGCCACAGTTCCATCTCCTCATGCTTGCTTTTGCTCGTTCAGCGTTCTTGCTGTTCTTTACTACCCCACCCATTCTTGCACAAAAACTAGCTTTTCTGCCTTTGTCGGCATCGGTCTTAGGATTTGGGGCGGGGGCTTTTAAATTGGCGTTGTTCTTACGGTTATACGCTTCACGCCCTTTGGCGGTCATGCCTGCGCCTTGTTCTGTGGGCAGGTAGTTCTTATCCTTACCTGTCGTAGTCTTGGGGATTGGCTTATCGTGCTTTTCTACTGCCGCACGAATGTCATCCCTACGACTCATGCTTTTTCCTCAATGTACTTAGCGTAGGCATCCTCTAGCTTTGCCTTGCGACTTCCTTTAGCGTTCTCACGCTCAACGCTAAGTGCAATAGCTACGGCTTGCTTCTTTGGCTTGCCAGCTTTCATCTCGGTCTTAATGTTTTTACCGACTGCTTCTGCGCTACCTGACTTTACGAGTGGCATAAATATCCTTATTTCAAAAACTTAAGTTTATAAGCGGTGCTGTTAATGAGGCCTGCGATCTCATCAATGATATTTTGTAGTTCGGGGTCTTGGGGTAGGTCTTGGCGGGCTTCCTTAACAAAGTTCTGTAAGGATTCCATGTAGCGTATTGGGTCTTTAGGCTGGTGGTACACGCTTGGAAAGGCGTTAAATTTACCGTATTTGCCCATATAAGATTCGGCAAAGGTGTCTGTTAAGCCAACAATACCATCGTAGTATTTAGCAAAAGCCTTATGTTTTGCGTAGGAATCGGTTGACCAATGAAAGAAATGCGTGTTGGTCGCAGAATGTAGCATTGTTGCTAGGAATAATGCACAGTTTTCCATACAAATCCTTATGTAATGGGTGTAGTTTCCTCTATTTTATCAATAACTACAAGACAACCGCCACCTTTTTTTATTGCGCCACGCTGAACAATTAGGGTGTCAATCTGTTCATCGTTATCAAATACACCAGCATCCGCTAAGGCATCCCAAAGGGCTTTAATTCGGTTATCGATGTCTTGCTTGCGTCTGTCTTTTGGGTACAGGGTGACCTGCATTTCTAAGCGGGCTGTGCCTAATTTGGGAACTTTCCACTCCACCACATAATCGCTGACTTGGGCTTTAAACTCCTTGCCTGCCTTGCTTACGAATCGCCTGTGTCCATGACTCCCCCAGTAATGATTGACGGATGGGGGTAGGGGTAGGTTTAGAATCAACATTAAGAGAGTTTAACAATTCCACGGTGTCTTGGGTCATTTGTTCAAAACTTGGTATATAAAAACCCCGACTCGAATAAGAGGGCAATCGTTTTTCTGTGCGCTTCTTCCCACCTACCCACTCTCTCTGTTTTGCTAAGTGTTGCACCTTGGTCGATTTCTGTGTGACAGGTGTAGCAGAGTGATGCAATTCTGTAATCGTGTGCTTTGAGTCCACGGCCTTTTCCATCCCTTAGTTGATTTGAGTGTGCGGCAACGACTGTGCCATCTGTAGCCCCGCAATGGGTGCAGGGAAATCGCCTAACAATCTCTAATAGGCTTTTATTGCGATACATAGTCTACGCTGTGCTGTTCTAGTTTTTCAGCGGATTCTGAAATATCTATGGCAATCTCCATCATTTGTGTAGCGTTGTTGACTTTAAGGGCATCGTCATACATACGGATTAGCTTTTTTAGTACGGCAAACTCATCACATAGGGCTATCATTTTAATATCCGATCATGGTTACGGTTAGATACTTCTAAGGTCTGCCATGTAGCGTGGCGTAGTCTTGCGGCTTCTAGTTCCCACTTTAGCTTCTCAGCGTTCTCGGTCGCTACCCCAATAGCTTTGCATAAGTCTTGGTAGTCTTGGCTGGCGTATGCTTCCCGTTCCTGCGCCCCAATGGTCTGCTCACCTGACTTTTGCATCATTATTGCCTTTAGACTGCTTTTAAAGGTTTCTAGCTGGGCTAACTCACCCTTGGCAGACGCATACTTACCAGCGTTTTCAAGGATGAAGTCTATACAGCGGTTTGGGTCTATATCACGCATTTATGCTCCAAAAAGTAATGATTGTGTTTGAACTGTGCCACCTGAATCGTATTGTTTAGTTTCACCTTTTGGATATGGCAAAACATCATAATTAAGTTTGCGTTGCAACAATTTTTTATCTGTTTTTGTACCGTGAAAATATATGTAACGATGTTTTGCGCTTCTGTTTTGTCTTATTGAAGGATCAGTAGCATGGCGAGAATGTTTACCATCACCAGCACTCATATCAGTTCTTTCTTTAGTTGTGCCTGTAAAAAGAAAGTTTGTAGCCTGATACACATATCCGACATGGCCTTGCGCTGTATCAGCATAGGAAACAATAATTTTAGGTTTTGGTAACATTTTTATTGAATTTCCTACTAAAAAACTAGATTGATTTTTATCGTTGTTAAGCAAACAAAGTCTATTTAATTCAATAACAAACTCTTTGTAATCTTTGCCACAAATACCTTCACACAGGTTGTTAGATGCAGGAATGCCATAAGTTACAACGCCAATTAATTCATTGTTTTCGTATAAACCAAAAGCAT